CTGGCGGCGTCGGGTTCTCGGTAGGCGTCGTGTACCCGAGGATCACCGCTGTCGAGGCGGGGATGGTCGCGCTGCAGCATGCCCAACAGGTTCAGGCGCTTACGTTGGAGCGCGTGACGACAGTGCTGGAACGATTCGACGGGAGCAGGCGATGAGGTTCGTCGGCGCGTTGCTGATCATTCTTGCGGGATGCGCAGGCACCGACAAGCTCATTGAGGACGCTCGCGCCGCAGGCGACCGCGTCGGGCTTGCGCTACAGGCTGACCGGGCTCTGATCATCGCGCTTTGCAAAGAGCCTCCGGCGCTTCCCAGACCGACCTGCGACCAGATGCAGGCCAACTTCAACACGCTGCAGTCGGCCTACGTCGAACTGCTCAAGGCGATCCCATGAGCCTGCTCACCGATCTCGTGGAGCTTGGGATCAAGGTGGCCGACAAGCTCCTGCAGCAAGTTCCGAAGAAGCGAAAGCGACCGGCTCCGGTGGTCGCTCCAATCACCGACAAGGATCTGGGCAAGTGAACACAGAAGAAGCTGCGGTTGAGTGGTGCGCGCTTTCCAAGCTGGTGACCTGGGACAAGAATCCGCGCCGCTGGCGAGCTTCAAGCCTCCGCGTCAAGCGCTCAATCGAGCAGTTCGGGTTCGGCGCTCCGCTGGTGGCGCGGCGCTCGGACATGCGTATCCTGGCTGGCCACGCTGCGTATGGCGCGGCGAAGATGCTGGGGATGCGGCAGGTTCCGGTGCGTTTCCTGGAACTGTCTGACACCGAAGCCGATGCGCTCACGCTTGCTGACAATCGGCTCGGTTCCCTGGTAGCCTGGGACGAGGACGTGCTCCGGGGATTACTTCAGAGCCTCGATGCTGGCACTCGTGAGGTGACAGGATGGCTGGAAAACGACTTGGACAAGCTGCTGGGGGAAACGTCCCGGCGGGAAGAACTGGCGCTCGCAAGGGGAAAGACCCCAGCGGAGTCGGGGTACGCGGCGAGCGACACGGCGAGCATCGTGCTGATCTGGCCAGCGGCTCAGGTGACCGACGTGCAGGCGCGAATGGCCAAGGGCATGAAGCGGCTCAAGCTCCAGACGCGGGAGCAGTACATCGAGAAACTGCTGACGATGTTCCTGTAGCTGGCTCATGGGCAGACCGGGTGTCCCTGGTCCCATGGGCAGACAACCCACGGGTGATCACCGACGAGGCAGTCGCGGCTGTGGCAGCCAGCATCGAGCGGTTCGGGTTCGGGCGTCCGGTGGTCGCTCGCGCAGAGGACCGCATGGTGATCGCTGGCCATGTGAGGCTCCGGGCGGCTGCCTTGCTCGGGATACGTCGCATCCCTGTTCGGTTCATTCATGTGACCCGGGAACAGGCTGTGGCGCTGGCCATTGCCGACAACCGGCTGCAGGAGTTGACCCCTTGGGAGGACGAGGACCTGGCGGGTATCTTGCGCGGGCTCGCGACGCTCGGCGTGAGCGATGGACTTGGCTGGTCGCGGTCGGAGGTCCAGGCGTTGCTGGACGCCGACGACGGCCTGACCGCTGGCGACGATGTCGGCGGAAGCGGGCTGCGCCAGATCGTGCTCAAGTGGCCAAAGGCTGAGTTCTCCAGCGTCGTAGAAGCGCTGGACCGGGCGGCGGTTCGCTACGGCTGCACCGACCGCTCAGCGCTGGTGCTCAAGCTGATCGAGTTGCACGAGGCGATGGAGTAGTTGTGCGCGTTGACCTGAAACTGGTCCACGGCAACGACGGCAGCGACGGCAGCGACTTCGTAGCGTGCGCGGTTCAGCAGAGCGACTACGACACGGTGCTGCGTCCTGGCGCTGAGCCGCTGGCGCTCTATCACGGCGGCCACCTGGTCGCCCTAGTCATGTCCTGGCCAAGCGGCGGTCACATGCTCGCGGCGGCTCGCTCGCTCCGCTACACGCACACGTCGCGCTCCGGCGGGATGCTCAGCGACTCGCGCACGTTTGGTTTCTCACCTCGCCTGGTGGTGCGTCGGGAGCAGTGCTCCGAATGCGCAACCTCATCCGAGTATCCGCTGGCGACCGAGGCGTTCTACGCTGGCGCGGCGATAGCTCACGCGGAGTTCCTGCGGAACGTGCCTGAGCGGGCGCTCCTGCAGGCGACGCGCATCGCGCAGGAGGTCGGCGCGTGCTGGCGGATTCGCAACTCGATGTTCACCGGCTGCATTGTCAACCGTAGCTCCGCGCTCATGTACCACCGCGACGGCGGCAACTTTTCCGACACCTGGAATGCGCAGTTCACCCTGGCCGAGACCGGCGTGATCGGCGGGCTTTTCGTGCTGCCAGAGTTTCGCGTGGCGCTCGATCTGCGCGACACGCTCATGTTTCTCGACGCCAGCAAGTGGGTCCACGGCGTCACCAGGATCTCGGGTCGCGGCAACCGCTACTCGGTGGTCTACTTCGCAACGGCTGGGATGGCTCGGTGCGAGCGCACGGTCGATCTTGAGATGGCAAGGGCTCGGCAGAAGCGAGCGGGCAGGGAAAGCGCCAAGGCGCATGGGGGCGATGATGAGTGAGTCGGTGGCACTCTGGCTGGTGGGCGCTCCTGGCGTGGGCAAGACGGCGGTCGCTCGCTCAATCCTGGGGATGTATGGTGCCTACACGCTCCACCCGTCGCCCAAGTGGACGATCGGTGACGGCGTGGTCGCTGCAGGGCACTACACCGGCTCGGCGTTCGACGGCGCTGACACGGTGCCCTACTCCGGCGCGAAGGCGGCGCTCGACTACTGGCGCGCTCACCTGCTCCAAAGCGCTCGGCTGACGATCTTCGACGGCGATCGGTTCAGCGATGCGGGGTGTTTTGAGCGGGTGCTTGCAACGGACGTGTCGGTGCGCATCGTGCTCCTGACCGCGAGCGAGGACGTGCTCGGCGCTCGGCGCTCGATGCGCGGCTCCACCCAGAGCGTCACCTGGATGAAGGGCCGCGCCACGAAGGCGGCTCGCTTCGCTCGGCTCGACCCTGGCGCGCTGCGCATGGAGTCGGCTGGTACGCCTGACGACCTGGCAACCGCGATCCTCGCGGCGCTTTGCTGATGGAGCCGCTGTCAATCTTCACCGAGTCCACGCTCGACCGCTCGGTGAGCCGTTGGGAGGACCGGCTGCACGATCTGACTCCGGTGGAGCGGATCGGCGGGCTGCAGTTCAAGCGCGACGAGTGCTTTGCTCCGCTCGGCTATGGCGGGATCAATGGCGGCAAGGTGCGGCAGCTAGTCTACCTGGTTTCCGACTACCTGAGAACCGCGCCTGAGCCCGGGCTGATCCTGGCTGCCAGCGTCCTGTCTCCACAGCTGGGCCGCGTCGCGGCGATCGGCGCGCACTTCGGGATCCCGGTTACGGTGGTGCTCGGAACGTCGCCTGCGAAGGCGCGGCGCAAGCACGTCAACGTCGAAATCGCCCACGGGCTCGGTGTGCGCTTTGTGCAGGCCGGTGTTGCCTACAACCCGGCGCTGCAGGCCAAGGCCAGGGAAGTCCTGCGAGAGCAGCCTGGCAGCTACATGCTGGAGTACGGCTTGAGCGTCGAAGGCTCCGACGAGCGTGTCGAGGCGTTCTATCGGTTCGCGGGCGAGCAGGCCGCAAACCTGCCAGACGTGGAGACACTGATCCTCCCGGGCGGCTCCTACAACACCACGGTCGCGGTGCTTTACGCCATTGCCAGGAATCCTCCTGCGAGACTGCGCAACGTCGTGGTGTTCGGGATTGCCCCACCACGCCTGCCTTGGTTAGAGGACCGGCTGGAGCGCATCGGAGCGATCTCGGGCGTGTCGATCTCGCGGATGTTCAGGCGGGACTATCGCCACCACCGTGATGTTGAGGCGGCGTACAGCCGTCCCGGCGACGGGCCGATCAATCTCCTGCACTTCGACCTGCACTCCACCGGGTTCGCCAAGTGGGGCGACATGCTCCCGGCTGAGTATGCCGACGGTCGCCACACCCTGCACCTCCATCCCGGGTACGAGGGAAAGATCGCTCACTACCTCCGGCTCCACGCGGAGACGTTTGAGCCGTTCCTGCGAGATGCGTGCTTCTGGATTGTCGGGATTGAGCCAAGGTTCGACGTGATGAAAGGGTTCCTGAGATGATGCGGATCGGACGCCAATGCGCGCTCAACGACGAGGCTGAAATGGCGACGCTGATGCCGGGGCAAGACTTCCGGCTGGCTCGCTACCGGCGCGAAGTGTTCCTACGGTTCTACGAGTTCCACTTGCGCTACGGCACGCACCCGGGCTGCGTCTACTTGCTCATGCCATCGCTCGCGGAGTCGGAGGGCTGGAGCCTGGAGGAACGCTTGTGGTTCGCTTTCATCAACGGCAACACCCAGAATCCGGTCACCTCCTGGCTCATCTTCAGGGCGTTCCCATCGGTGCGCGGGCTCGACCTGGCGGCGTTCACATCCTGGTTTGCATCGCACTATGACGATCTCGCGTTCGACACCGACCGGCGCTACCACAAGAAAGAATTCGTGCAGGCCGTCGCCTGCTACCTGGGGCTCACCGAGGGCGGCGAGCAGGCGGCGTATTTCCAGCGCTTCGAAGTCGGATCACCGGAGCAAAACTTTGATGCGCTCTGGCCGGTGCTCATGCGGGAGTTCCACTCATTCGGGAGGCTGTCGGCATACTCCTACGCGGAGTACCTGGCGATCAGCGGCGTTCCGGTGCAGTGCTCCCAGCTGTTCCTGGAGGATCAGTCGGGCTCGCGATCTCACCGCAACGGGCTCTGCAAGGTGCTCGGGCGCGATGACTTGGACTGGCACGCCAGCAACCCGGGATTCAACGGAGACTACTCGCTGGTCCTACCCTGGCTGGTCGAGGAGAGCGCGGCGTTGCTGGACGAGGCTCGGGCTCGGACGCTCCACCCGCACGCCGGATACTTCACCCTGGAGTCGGCGCTTTGCACGTTCAAGTCCTGGCACCGACCCAACCGGCGTTACGCGAACTGCTACGCGGACATGCTGCATGACCGCATCGTGGCTGGCGAGCGGGCGCATGGTCCGCTCCCGGTGTTCTGGGCTGCGCGCAAAGCGCTCCCGGCTCCGCTGCGGCTGGAGTCGAATCCTGGTGACCCGGGCTGCGTTCCGGCGAAGCAGAACGTCTACCGCGAGACCGGCCAGATCGTGATGATGGAACACGACTGGCCGTGTTTCGCCAGCGACTTTGGCGCTCGGGTGCGGCGACTCCAGGGCTCCGCTTGACGCCCTGGCAGCGCTCGGTGCAAGATGCTCGGGCGGCTCTTGTTCCCGGTAAGGCTGGAGCTACGAAAACCCGTCCGACTTCGGTCGCGGCGGGTTTTTTCTTGCTGGCGCGTGGCGGTGTATGCGAGGGTCGGCGCGATGCCTTACCGGGCACATCGGAAAGTCACCGAGCCGGGACCGCTTGCGCGGTGCTGGAGCAATACGGTCGTTTCACTCGCTCTCGCAGGAGTACAGGCTCCGCGATTCTGCCAGCCCGACCCGGGCTGCAGCCACCCCGCTGTCGTAGGGAGCGTGCCTGGAACGTGTTCAGGAATTGGCCAGAGGGTGGCGCGGCGTCGGCTCTGAACGCTCCGGCGCGCGTCACTTAGCATCCGGTTTCGCCTGCTTTCCAGCGCCTACCCCGAGGAACCAACTCAGGGGGAAAGGGCGGGGGCGCGGACGCTTGGAAAGTCTTTTACCGGGCAGTCGCTTTTCGGTGACGCTTTCCCTTGCGCTCGGAAAACAGACCACCTAGTGTCTCACTTGTCGGCGCGGTGCCGACGGTAAGGAGTTCGGAAATGGCAAGTTTCAGCAATCAGAATCAGGTCGCCAAGTCGTTGCTGGTGGTTCACGACGAGTCGTTTTTCACCTGGGATGCGGGCGAAGTGAACGGCGTTGTCGAGCACTCGGACTTCGGTGGCAAGCCGATGTCGGGCTACGTTTCCACCGGAGCCGGGAAGCTGGCCGTCCCGGGAATGGGCGTGCGCGACGCCAAGGGCAAGGTCGAAATGTTCTACTACGAGGGCTCGTTGACCGCTGGCTGGGCTTTCTCATCGGGAAACGGTCGCACCATCATGGTGCTCAACGACTGAGCGCAAACCGCCACTTGCTCACCCCGCCCTGGAAACTCGGCGGGGTTAGGGCGTTGAGGGCACAATCGCTCTCAGGAGAAGAAGCCAATGGGAACCACGGTAGAGAATCTGGAATCGGTGTTCGCGGCTCAGGGTCGCAAGGTGGTCGGTGCGTTCTGCTACTGGTCGCTCAGCAACGTGTGCGTGGCTCGCGACGAGTGGCGCGAAACGATGGACAAGCTCGGGCTCGGGCGCGCTGTCGGGCGCTCACCGCGACCCGAGGCTGTGCTGAGCGACGCGGTTGGCCTGGCCAAGACCGGGGTCAAGGGCGTGCTCATGCGTCGCCTGGACCGCTATTCGTGGGCCGTGGTCGAGGAAGTCCGCACCGCTGACGACGTGCTCACTCACACGCATGTGCTGACGCTTTCGGTGCCTGCGTCGGGCGGGAACATGCAGACCCTCGCGGTGGTTCCGGTGGTCGGGCAAGCGGCAGAGGACGTGGCGAAGAAGGTCGCTGCAGGTTTCGACAAGATCGTCGCGAACGTCCTGACCGCTGACCTGTCCACGATGCTGACCACAGCGATGCACGGCTCCACCGTTCGCCCGATGCTCGGCGCAATCTCGCTCCGCGACCGCACAGGCGGGCTCTACCTGCTACCCTCCGGCTCGGTGGCGCAGGCGAAGGCTCTGGCGGCTGCGGTCAACGTGCTCCCGGGCGGGTCGCGCGTCGAAGTCCTGACGCTCTACGCTGACCAAGAAAACCTTGCAGCAGCCGCTGCGAGCGCCAAGGCATCGTTCACTACGCAGCTGAACGAACTGCGCGAAGAACTGGCGACGTTTGTCGAGGACATCAAGGCATCCGGCAAGGAGGTCAACGACCGCAACACCGACGTTCGGCTGGGTCGGCTCAACAGCCTGGATGCTCGGGTCGATATGTGGTCGGACGTGCTCGGTGACGTTCGCTCGGAACTGGCTGCGAGCATCGCAGCTGCCAAGGCCGAAGTGGTCGCGGCGATGGCGCTGTAGTCACACGCTGGTCGCTCACCCTCCGGGGTGAGCTATCGGCCAGAGCTTCCCGGGCGCAGGCTCGGGTGGTTCTGGCCGGTTCGCACCGGGGAAAGCTGGATACGAAAATGGACCTGGACACGATGATCGCTCGGCTTGAGGAAATGCGCGGGTGCTTCGGTGGCGACTGCGAGGTGCGGCTCATGACGCAGCCGAATTGGCCGTTTGAGAACACGGTGCGCGGCATCGTATCGTCGGAGGACTTGAGGGACGGCGAGGGCGACGAGGGCGTGGACCCGGAGGGAACGTCGGAGCCGGTGGTTGTGTATGTGGTCGAAGGCAGCCAGGCTAGCTACGGCGACAAGCGTGCCTGGGATGCGTGCTGATGGCTGCGCGGCGCGTCGCAACCAAGGCCGTCACGCGCAAGCGTCGCGAGCCCGAAGCGGTCCTGGTGTACCGGACGGTACGGGTGCCGGTGATGGTGATCGACCAGTTTCGCGCTCGGGTCTGGCTCGCGCTGGCACGCCAACGGCAATCGGTCGCTGGCCTGGCGCGCAAGCTGGGGGTCGCGGCGCGACTGGTCAATCGGTGGCTTCAGGACGAACGGCTCACCGAGGCGGCTCTGGCGCGGCTGGAAGCGGCTCTCGGCGTGGAGCGCTCGTACTGGTCCACCCCGCTGTCAGCGGACTACCTGGCACCGCACAAGTCCCGGGCGTGGACCGCTGGCCGGGTTCGCTCCCGGGTGTCAGCCCGGGCTCCTGGCTCCGGCTGAAGTATTTTACCGGGCACTCGCTTTTCGGCAGTGCTTTCCCTTGCGTTCGGGAAACAGCCGCACTAGTTTCAGCTTTGTCGACGTTGTGTCGGCGGTAAGGAGTTTCGCAATGGAATGTCAATCTGAGGTTCGCGGGAAGTTTTTGGCGCTGAAGTCGGCGCTCAACGGTCAGTTCATTGAGCGCTCGGGCGTCATCACCGGGCTCATGACGGCTCTGGTCGCTCGGCAGCACGTCCTGCTCCTGGGGCCGCCAGGCACCGGCAAGTCGGCTCTGGCGAACGCTATGTGCGGCGCGCTCAGCGGCGCGGAGTTCTTTCAGTGGCTCCTGACCCGCTACTCCACGCCCGAGGAAATCTACGGACCCGTCGCTCTCTCGGCGCTCAAGATGGACAAGTTCAAGCGTGTCACCACGCACAAGCTGCCGGAGGCGCACGTTGCTTTCCTGGACGAAATCTTCAAGGCGAATTCCGCCATCCTCAACTCGCTCCTGACCGTGGTCAACGAACGCAAGTTCCACAACAACGGTGGCGCGGTCAACATCCCGCTGGAGATGGTGGTCGGCGCGTCTAACGAGCTTCCCGAGTCGGATGAATTGGGCGCACTGTTCGACCGTTTCCTCCTGCGGTTCTGGGTCGAGCCGCTGCAGTCGGATGCCAGCTTCGTTGACCTGCTTATGGCCACCGAGCCGAGCATCGGCGGTGTCTCGCTCACGATGGACGAGTTGCACCAGGCGCAAAACGAAGCGGCAGCGCTCCCGGTCAATCGGGCGGTCGCGGAAGCGCTTGCCAACATGCGTCGCGAAATCGGCGCGGCTGGGCTCCCCCAAGCCTCAGACCGTCGCTGGCGCGCAGCTGTGTCGCTGCTTCGCTCGGCTGCCTGGCTCGCGGGCGACGCGCAGGTCGGCTCAGACCACTTCGAATGCCTGGCTGATGCGCTCTGGAGCGACCCTGAGCAGCGCGACGCGGTTCGCAAGATCGTCATGCAGCACTGTGCCTCCGGCGTGGCAGAGGGCCGCGCGGTCTACGACGGCATCGCGGACTTGATCGCTCGTATCCCGGCGAACCCGGGCGACGCTCGCACGACGGCTCTGGCGACCGCCAGCAAGGAGGCTCGGCGCGCTCAGGAGGCTCTGACCAAGCTGCACGCGGAAGCTGCCTCCGCTGCGACGCGGGAGGGTCTGACCCGGCTCATCGCGGACATGGATGCCCTGGTGGCTCCGGTGCGCGCGGAGGCTCGCAAGGCGCTCGGGCTCGGCTGAGCGGGGCTCCTGGTCGGTGCCCGGGGCTAACTCCGGGCACCTGCCAGTGCCACTCGGCTCTGGCCTGGTGGTACTGGCGGGTGGTTTCAGGCGCACGTCGCTTTTCTTGCGTTCGGATATTGCGGTCGGCAGTGACTTGGCATATGACTGCTTTGCTGGCTCGGCGCTGGCGGGAAGGCAAATGAGAGATGAACAAGGATTTGCAGAGGGAAATGGTCGCGGGAGCGGACGTCACGCTGGACGTGGGCAAGTGGGTTCGGCGGCTGGCGGGCGAGGAAATCGCGCAGGCCGGTAGCTTTGCCGATGCGGCGGGCGCTGGCGCTGGCGATAAGCTGTCTGGGTTTGTCGGGTTCAATCGCGACGTGTTCGCCAGCCTGTATGGGCTCGGCGTCAATGCCGTTGAAGCTCCGGCAGCTGGCACCGAGTGGGCTCGGCGTGTGCTCGAAATCGCCAACGAGCTACCGGAGTGGCAGGCGTTGCAGGCTCGGGCGGCTGGCGACCCGTGGCGTTGTGGCCTGGCGGCTGGCGAGGCGGTCGAGTCGCTTTCCAAGGTGCTCGGTGACCTGGCATCCAAGATGCCCGAGGGCGTGTCGAAGGCTGACGAGGAAGCGCAAGAAGCCGAAGCGGCTGCGGACGAGCCTGGTGCCAGCGACGAAGTGACCGAATGTGCTCGCGGGCTGCGCGCTCAGGCCGATGCGCTTGCGGCGAAAGCCGACCAGGTTGCGGGCGAGGTTCTGGCTTCTGGCCAGGGCGAGAGCAAGGTCCGCAAGGCGCTCCGGCTGGCCAGCAAGGCGGCTGAAGAAGCATGCGACGAGGTTGACGCGGCGATGGCTGGGCTTGGCCATGGCGCGGGCGCTGGTGCGCTGTCGGCGGTCAAGGCTCCGGTCGAGCAGGTTCGCGCGGCGCTCCGGTCAGACGCTCGGCTGGCGCGCATCGCAGCAGTAGCTGGTCGAGTTCGCTGCAGCGCCAAGAAGGCGCAGCAGGGCAAGCGTGTGGTCGGTGGTCGCGAGGAAATCGCAGACGTCGAAATCGGGTCGGACGTGCAGCGGCTCCTGCCTAGCGAATCGGTGTTCCTGGCCGACGACGACCTGGAGCTACTGCTACTCCGCAAGCTGGTAGAGGGTCAGGCGATGCAGTACCGGCTCCAGGGTCGCGAGCGAGCCGAGCGTGGTCCGCTGGTGGTGCTCCTGGACGGCTCCGGCTCCATGTCGGGCGCTCGGCACGAGTGGGCTTGCGGCGTTGCTCTGGCGCTCCTGGAGGTTGCTGCGCGGCAGAAGAGGGCGTTCTCAGTGGTCCACTTCGATGACGGCGTGCGGGCGACGTTCGACTTCCTGAAGCCCCGGGCCGCGTCGCTCGCGGACGTGGTGTCGGCGGTGTCGTATTTCTCCAACGGCGGGACCGACGTGCAGGGCGCGCTCCGCGCCGCTGGCGAGCGCATTCGCAAGGCTCCCGGGGCGCTCCGCGACGCTGACGTGGTCCTGGTGGGCGATGGTGAGTCGGGCGACTTCACTGTCGAGGTTCGGGCGCTGAAGGCTGCCGGAGTGGCGACCTACGGCGTGGCAATCGGTGCGTCCTGGTCGCTGGCCAATCGCTCGGTGCTGGCTGGCTACGAGGAAGTCACGGACGCGCAGATCAAGGGCGGCTCAGAGGGCGCGATGACAAAGGTTCTGGCGCTGTAGCGCTCCACTCGGCGGCGTGCCCCGGGAATCTGACCGGGGCATGTCGCTTTCCTGCGTTTGGGTATTGTGACCCCGGGTGAGTCGTCATAGGACTAGGTGGCTGGCGATTTGCCAGCGGTAAGGGAGATTCGGGATGGCATACGTCGGTCAGAACAAGGCGCAGAACACGGCGGCGCGGTTGCTTGTGGAGTTCGCTGGCAACGAGCCTGGTCTGGTCCAGGCCGTGCTGGCGCTGCAGGCGCAGGCTCGTACCAATGCGCAGCACAACCAGGCGCTCATGGTCAAAGTGACGGTTCTGCAGGCTCTGGAGTTCCGCAAGGGTATGCGATGAGGTACGCGGTCAAGGCTCCGCTTTTTTCGCGCACCGAGGTCATGGCCTTTGTGCGCGGCGTCGTTGCGCTGGAGACAGCCAAGCACGGTCGCGGTGCGTTCACTGGCTTCACCCTGGTGCTCCGCTCCACCAAGCCCGGGGTCGAGCCGGTGCCCGGGGCTTCGTTTGTTTCCCTGTCGGGCAAGCAGGCAGCAATCGTCATGCACCACCCGTGCGTGGCTCTGCAACTTGCGGTGGCCGTGCGTTACGCGACGTACTGGATGCGCGGCAATCGCGATGAGTTCAATTGGACCAAGCACTCGGTCGAGTTGAGGACGGCGTTCCCGAGCAGCGACTTGCGGCTCCTGACCGAGCAGAAAACGCCAGTGCGGCGCGAGCGTGGTCGACCGGCTTCCGTTCCGGCGGATCCCGGAGCGCGGAAACTACTCCAGACGCGCAAGCTCCTGGCGGCCTGGGAAGCTCGGGAGGCTCGGGCGCAGACCGTGCTGGTGCGCGCGGCGAACGCGAAATCAAAACTCCGCAAGCGCGAGGCTAGTCTCGTGCGCGCACTCAGTGCTAAGGTCTGAACCGGCGCTGGCTCCGGCCAGCAGTAAGGCGAGAGAACGATGATGCGAGGGCAGAAAGTTCGGCTCATTGTGAGCAATTCGGAGTTGGGTGACTTTCGGACGTGTCGGCGGCGCTGGGGGTATCGCTACGTCGATCTGCTCCGGCCACGCCTGGAGGCTCGGGTGCTCCGCTGGGGCATCGTGTTCCACGTCGGGCTGGAGGCTGGCTACCGAGCGGTGATCGCTCACCGTGCCATGGGCACCCCGGTCGAGAGCGCCAAGCTCGGCGCGGTCGAGGCGATCGGCCTGGCTTGCGTCGCTGAGCGCGCGAACCTGGCTCAAGCGCTCCTGGACGGCGCGCTTCGCTCCGAGGAAGCAGACGAGCGGTTCGCTGACGTGGATGAACTGCAGCGCTGCGCCACCTGGGCGTGCATGCACTTTTTCGACTGCACGGCAAGCGACTTCGACCGGCTGGTGTTGCTCGCGGTGGAGTGGCCATTCAAGGTTCCGGTCATGAACAAGGGCGGGCGACCGTCCGCTACCTGGCTCACCGGAAAGGTGGACGTGGTCTGGTGGGATCCCGCATCGCGGCAGATCCTGGTGGACGACCACAAGACCACCGACGGCGACGCGGCTGGCACCGGCATCGAGCGCCGGATCATGCTGGACCCTCAGATGTCGGGCTACGTCCAGGCCGTGCGCTACGCTGCGCGTCACCAGGGCTTGCAACCGATGGACGGTAGCCAGGTCCATCCCGACGAACTGGTGCGCGGCGCTCGCGGCTGGTGTCGCTACAACATGGTGCGTCGCTCCGCTCCCAAAGAACCCGGCGTCAACAAGAACGGCGAGGTATCGGTCGCGGCGTGTGACACCACCGCTGTGATCTACTCGTATGCGCTCGACGCCCAAGTGCAGCGCGGCATCCCGGTGAACGCGAAGCAGCTTGAAATGGTCGCTCGGCTGGAGGCTCAGCGCGACAAGTATTTCTCTCGCCAGGAGTTCGCCCGTTCCGACGAGGACGAGGACGTATGGCGCGAGGAAGTGTTCGCGGACGCCAGGATGATGCGCGCGGCTCGGCGCGATGCCCGGATGCGCACCCGGAACGCCAGCGCTTGCACGATGGCCAACTCGATGCCGTGCGCCTACACGAAACTCTGCCTGCAGGACGCTCCCGAGACTCGGGCGCTGTTCCGGCTGGCCGAAACTCAACACGAGGAGGTCGCTGATGGTCAAGAAGCTCAAGCCAAGTAACGTGGTCAACGTCCGCAAAACGAAGGCTCCCAAACCTGCTCCGGTGGTCGCTGCGACCCTGAAGGCTGACGAGTTGAAGGCTCTGGCCGAAGGCGGCGACGCTGGTGCCCTGGAGGCGATGACGAAGATCATTGCCACGTTTGAGAAGTGGAAGCGCTCACTCGGCGTTCAGCGCGATGAGCGAGCGGCGTGCGCTGCGCTGGTCGGCGCGGCAGAGGCGTCGCTGGCGAACGTCGTGGAAGAAGCTGCGCCGATTGACGCTGGCGAGGACTGGCCACTCATCAAGCTCCGCTCGGTGGAGGCTGCCTGGCAGAACTGCACCGAAGCCAAGGCCGAAGCGCACGAGCGCAACTCGACGGCGATGGACCGCGTGCGCAAGCTGGGCTCGGCGCTGGAGCGCGCTGTCCAGGATGGTGCGCAATTGACTATCCCCGGGACGTGACCCGGGGCTGGAACCAAGAGACAAGGGAATCGAAATGAGACGCATAGACAACGACGAAAATGAGACTTTCTGGAAGTTCGCAATCGCTGGCTTGTCGGGCGCGGGTAAAACCTCGCTCGGCGTGTCGGCACCCAATCCGCTGATCCTGCTTTCCGAGCGCCAGGGAATGCCGTCGATCAAGGCGGCGGCTCGGCGGCTCGGCGTGCCGGTGCCTCCGGTGCTCCTGGTCGAGCGTGCCGACGACTACCGGCTCGCGCTGCAGGCGCTGCGCGGCGATCGTGCGCACCCATTCGTGGTGCGCGATCTCAAGGGTGACGTGGTGCTCCAGCTGGACGCATGGCCGGAGACCGTGGTGCTCGATTCGCTGTCGGACGCGGTCACGGTGATCATGCGTGAGATTCGTGAGCAGTCGCCGCAGCGAGTCGGCAAAGACGGCCTGCCGGTGGACGCTCAGCGGTTCTGGGGCGTGCTGTCGGATCGCATGTTCAACCTGATGAAGTCATTCCGCGACCTGCCGATGCACGTCGTGTTCCTTTGCTTGCGCGATGAGCGCACCAAGGAGGACGGCGACGGCAACGTCATCGAGCGGGTGATTCAACCGAAGCTGTCACCGCGCAGTCTGGTCAACGACTTGTGCGCGGCGGTGAACGTGGTCGGGTACTCCTACCGCACGCTCGACAAGGCGAAGTCGGTTGTCTACGGCGTGGTGCTGGAGGCTGGCGAGGGCGCTGTCACGAAGCCCTGCGAGCCGCTGCGTCGTGTCGAGGTCGCTGACCTGACGTCGTGGATCAAGCGGCTCAACGGTTTCCTGACCGGACCCGTTCCCGACATGCCGGTCGCGCCATCCGAATTGCAGCTGCCTGACCCGGCTCCGGCTGGTGCTCCGGTTGATGCGGCTCCGGCTGATGCGGCTCCAGCTGATGCCTCGACCGGCGAGGCTCCTATCAAACCCGTGGCCAGGCGGCGTCGTGGTGCCACTGTGGCGGTTTCGGAGGTCGCATGACCAACATGTTCAAGCCAGGACCCGCTCGCGGCGAAGAGGACACCGACGGCGGTCGCAAGGCTCAAGTCGAAATCCCACCCGGCAAGTACCTGATCGCGCTGGTGTGGTTCCAGCGCAAGACGGCGAAGTCGGGTTCTGAATACCTGACCTGCAAATTCGAAATCTGCGCGGGACCGCTGGCGGGCGAGGGATTCTTCACGATGGTGAGTCTCGACACCGGCAAAACGGTTCCCTGCAAGCGCTTGGAACTGTGGATGGAGAACGTCGGGCGCGACACCGAGATTGATCTCGACTCCGACCAGGAAATCGCGGAGGCGTTCCGGGGCAAGGCATTCAAGGCCACGCTCCTGACCCGCCGAAACGGCTCCTACGTCAATGTCGAGATCGATCGCTTCGCGTACTTGCGCGACTACACCGATGAGGACGACGCGGCGTGTGAGGCATGGGAGGCGAAGCGCTCGGCGCGCGGCTGGGAAGGTCGCGACCCGACCGATCCTGGTCACGCTCCGGCTGATGCTCCGGCTGGTCGTAGGTCTGAGCCTGAGTTCAGCCCGGGCTCATCGTTCGCAGACGACGACATTCCGTTCTGAAGCGTGGCTGGCGTGGTCCCGGCCAGATCCACGGGACACCAACTACCATGACCGCTCCCGACGAATCATGCCCCAAGACCCGCGCTGTCGGCGCTCGGCTGGCCAAGGCGCTCCACGCCTACCTATCCGGCGACCTGACCGACGCCAGGCTCGTACACGGCCTGCGACGACTTGCCCTGGACATCGAGGGCGACACGGTGCTGCGCGCTCCGGTGGTGCCCGACCAGTCGGAGGCGCAAGGGCTCCGTTCACTGTTCGGTTTCTGGCAGCAGAAAATGATGCTGAAGAATGCGCGCTTCACTCCCGGTCGGCGCAAGGTGCTCGCGGCGCGGCTGGCCGACGGCTACACGGTCGGGCAACTCCGGCGCGCAATCGCGGCGTGCTCCGCAAGTGAATGGCACTGTGGCAAGAACGACCGGAATATGCCCTACAACGATCTGACCCTGATCTGCCGCAACGGCGAGCAGGTCGAAAAGTTCCTAGCTCTAGCTGACTCGTATGGCGCTCCCGAGTCGGACGACAATCCCGAAATACGCAGGCTCCAGCGCGCGATCACCACGGCACTCAAGGAGGGAAGAACCGATGACTACAATCGCTCCAATGCACGGCTCCGCGCTATCACTGCTCCTGGGGGGTAAACTCGACCAGGCGGGGCTGCGGTCGCTGGCTCTGGCCACCTACCAGCACCGGCTCGAAATCCTGCCAGAACAACTTCCGGCTCGACCGGCGGCAATCGCCATGTCTGACGACGAACTAATCGACGCTGCGGCTGACGTCGAAGGCGGCGACAAGGTCGGCGCTGACCGGCGACGCCAGCTGACCTATCTCGGCGCGTGGCGCGCTGCGGTGTGGGCCGTCGAAGCGACGAACGCGAAGCGACTGTGCAGCCTGGTGGACGGCGCGCTCACGCTCGATGCCTCCGGCGACGAGGCGCAAGCTGATGCGCTCTGGCTTCACGTCGGAGAGGTGTTCGGTGTGCGGCGTGGCGATGTCCCGCTCGGCTTGCGCTGGTTTGAACTGCGCGACTGGTGCGCGGAACGGTCGCGGGCGCTCGGTATCCTGCCGATGCACTTGCGCAGCATGCGGCGTCGGCGCGGCGGAATCCCGATGCCAGCGAAAGCGGAACGTAGCTGGACCGACCCCGAAGCTGAGCGCGAGCAAGAAGCGCTGCGATGGTAATCGATGACGAGCCGTTCCTGGTGGAGTGCGAAGAACGCGCGGCGATGGCGCGTAGCTGCCTGGACGACGAGGCGATGTGCCGATCCTACGCTGAGCGCGCTGCGAATGCGGACGTGCCACGCCTGGTCGGCTACATTCGGCAGTTGCTCGCGACCAGCGGCGGCGACCTGGGAACCATGATCCGCGAAGCGGTCAAATCGAGGGTCATGCGCAGCGACGTGCTCGCTCCGCATGACGCCAAGCAGACGGCGGCTTTTCACCCAGACGTGGTGCTTCACTCACTGACGATCTCGGTGATAAGCACCGGCTCGGTGGTGGTCGATGCGCGGCTCCTGATCGGCGGGAAAGGCCAGGCATGACCTACCACTCAATCGAATATCGACCCGGGCGCATGGCTCCCGAGGATCTGGCGCGCGTCCAAGAACAGCCGTTCGCGGCGATTGACCCGGGCTCGGCTGGCGCGGTCGTGGTGCGCGGCTCGGGCTCCCCGATCGGCCACGTTCGACTGTTCCCGCTGTTCCCGCAACCGCTCCTGGCTCTGAACGCTCCGGCGCTCGACGGCGTCGGCCTATTCGTGGTCGAAGCGCAGTACCTGGCGACCAACGCGATGACGTCACTCAGGCTCGCTCGCTCGGCTGCGGCGACAGTGGCGTTCGCGGCTGGCGTGCGTGGCGCGAGGGGCGAGCCTACGGTGGTTCTATGGGTCGCTCCGTCTACCTGGCAGGCGGCGCTGCGGAGGCGGCTGGGGCCGCTGGCGGGCTCCCAGCCCGAGCGGGAGAAGGGCAAGGCGCTGGCGCTGCGCCACGCCCAAGAAACGGGGCTGACAGAGCGCTCGGCGTTCCTGTCGGCGCGCTCTACGGTGCGGGAGGGTCTGGCCGACGCCTGGGGAATCTCTGAGTGGGTAGCTCGGGAACTATGGCGGATTCCTGGGTAGTCGCTTTTCACGCACCGTTCCCTTGTGTTCGGGAAACGGCTGGCGTAGCGTCTGGGTGTCGACGTTGTGTCGACGGTAAGGAGACTCGGGAATGGGCAAGCGGGACGCGGTTGGCAAGTTGGTTCAGGCGACTGAGTTGGCTGAGCTTCGGTCGATGATTCGGGTTCTTATGGCGTCGATGCCGACAGGGCCGTCGCAGTACGACCTGGAGGTGCAAGCTCGTGTCGATGCGCGGCTAGCGCAGGAACGTGCCGACGACCTGGCGCTGGAATCCTTGCTTGCTTCGCGGCGGGTGCGGTCATGAGCAAGAAGAACCTTGACGGCTCCGCAGAAAGTGTCGCGATTCGGGCAGAGTGGAAAGCGCTGTCCAAGATGGACACCAAGTCGCTCGGCGCGGTGTTCCAGCGCAGTCACCGCGTGTGCTCTCTCTCGGGTGTTCCCAAGCGCGACCTGGTGAGCGGCATCATGTATGCACGCCACGGCGAGCGTCGCATTCACTTGGCGTTCGGGCTGGCGCAGGCATGAGCGCCGCGCTCATCGCGCTTCTGATGCGCGTTTGGGTGGCCGAAGCCGGGTGGACTGCCGAGCGCGACCACGCTGCAATGGGGCACGTCCTGGTCGGTTGGGTGGGTCAGCGCGGCGACGATCTCCCGGCGGTGGTTCACAACATGGTGGATCGCCACTCGCTCGCGCTCAGCCGTCACCCGTGGCTCCTGGCGCTCGGGCCTGACTGCGCTCAGCCGGATGGCTGGCCACCACGCCTGTCCTGGACAAGCCACAGACCGCTTTGCCTGGCTCTGGCCAAACGTGCCGAGAGCATGCTTGCGGGCGCTCTGAGCGACCCATGTCACGGTCGGGCAGACCAGTGGCGCGCTCGGCGCTCCCGGGCGTTGCGCTCGGCGCTGCGGCGTGGCTACACCCGTGTCGCGTGCGGTCGCACGCTGGATGTCTACCTCATGGAGCCGAAATGAATTGCGAACGGACACCCAGACCCAGACTCCCGGGATACTCGCTCCCACGTCGCCGCTGGTGGCACTGGTTTATCCAGCGGCGGGAACCCGGCGTTTGGATCACGCAGAGCACCGGCTCTCTGTTCAACCCGCTGTCGGTGAAATACCGTGACCCGGGCACGCGGCTGTTCTTGGCAATCCGCAGGCGAGAGAACGAGCGATGATCGGTGATCCCTGGAGCCTTGCTCGACGCAAGGACGATGCAATGTGGCGGGTGACATTCGGCGCGGCGCGCTCGGTGCTGCCACCCGGCAGCCTGGTGTTCGCTCGCTCCCGGGGCGCGATCGTGGTGCGCGTGCGGATGTCCCGCTGGGCCTGGCTCGGGCTCGGCGCGGCACACCTGATCGTCGGCGCTTCCACCAGGCACCGGGTTTGCGATGCTGTCGAGCGCTGGGCCGGGTATCGCCCAACCGTGGAGGTCCAATGGAATCACAACTCAACAGGCTGACCAAGTCGGTAATCAGTTTGCTGCATGACTCGGCATGTCGGGCTCGGTTCCGGGTGCCTTTGGACGAAGTGTCTCCCGAGGACCGCGCTTCGCTCCTGGTGGAACTGGCGTCGTTTTTTAGGGGAGCAGAAGAAGCGGCAGAGGGCTATGTCCTGCAGGCGTGCTTGAACGGCGAGGCGGGCGTCTACGAGTCGCTGCATGGTCGGCCTGGTGTTGATCACGAGATGCTGGAGCAGGCGGTCGAGTACGCTCCAACGGTGAAGCGGTGAAGCGAGCGGCCAAATCTGTTCCGGCGGTCGTGGAGGCTGTCGACCCGGCACTCGCGGTCAAGGCGCTCCGCGCTCAAGTGGCCGATGCGCAGAAGCGTCGCGTCATCGTGCCATGCCCCGGGTGCGGCTGCGCGGCTGCACTGGTCAAGCGGCACGCTCGGTGTTCTTGTGCATGCGAGATAGGGCTGGACTTGCGCGACGGCGAGGCGTGGTGCTCTCACTGCGACGGCGTGTTCACGCGGCTCACCACGCGGCTCAGGGCGGTGTGCTGGCAGCGTCGGGCGTTCCCTGGTGCGCGGCACGTTGATGGTGTGGTAGTGTTCGAAGCGCGCGGCAACGAAGCGCAGGAAGGCGAAACGGATGAATAAGGGGTTTGAGGTCGGTGATGCTGTGGAGTATCGGGGACGCTCGGCGTCGACCATCAGGCCGTGGCTTGAGGGCGTCGTGGACGGGGTGTTTCTTGAGGGCTTGAGGATTCGCTCGCTCGGTGGCCGGGTGGTCGTACACACCGTTCGGCTTGCGGACGTGCGTCGCTCGCGCAAGCGCAAGGAGGTGAGTGAGATGCGCATTGCCCCGAAGGGCGCTGCGGCTCGCGGTCCCGCTCGGAACGAAGCCTACCTGGCATACGTTCGCGCCAAACCGTGCGCTGGCTGCGCGGCTCCTGGTCCCAGCGATCCGCACCACTATGGGCTGCGCGGCGTCGCTCAGAAGGCAAGCGACTACCAGACCACTCCGCTCTGCAGGCGTTGCCACGATTCATTCCACGACACCCGGGAGTTGCCCGGGCGCAACGTCGCAGAGACACGCGGCGATCTCCTGGCGGCTCAGGTCGCGCTCCTGGTGCGCTGGATCGAGGTCGGAGCATGAACGCTCAGCTGTGCCTGGACGAGTGGGACGAGCGTGAGCGGGTGCTTGATGCGCTTCATGTGGTGCGCGCTCGACTGGTGGGCGAGGCTCACATCGTAGCTGGCAAACTTGCGCTCCAGCACGGCGGCGTGACGTCGCCCGAAGTCCTGGGAGAGCTATCGCGCATCGGATATGCCGACGACCTGGCGCGCGTCGACCACCGCTTTATGGGCGCTGTATTTCGTGGCCAGGAATGGGAACGTGTTGCCTGGCGGTCTGGTCCCGAATCGGGTGCATCGCACTGCAGGCCAGTCGCGGTCTGGAGGCTCCGATGAGCGTCCCATGTCGGTCCTGCAAAGCCGATATCTTCTGGGCCGTCACGGTCAACGGAAAGGCCATCCCGCTCGACGCCATGCCCGACCCGGCTGGCGTGATGGTGCTCCGCGCTCCCGAGGGAATGCCCGAGGACCAGGAAAGCTACGACGAGCCGATGCGGGCGCTTCACGTTTCGTCGCTGCGGATCACCCCGGAGAGCGGCGACAGATACACGTCGCACTTCGCTACATGCCCAAACGCGAAGCAGCACAGGAGAAGCCGATGATCACCCGGGAAACAACCGCAGCCGAAGCCAAGATCCCAGCGGCCACCCTGGAAGCGCTCAAGCGCTACGTCCTGGACGGCAAGCTGGACGACAATCAGTTTGTCGAGGCGTTGCTCTGCAACGATCTCCGGCGCACGTTCGGCGTGGCCGACGCTACCAACGCTCCTGCCATCGGTGCTTGCGTGCTTTTCTGCCACTGGGAAATCCCCGGGCAGTGCTGGGGCTCTCGGGATGCTGTGCTGCGCTGGACACGTCGCGACCGCGACGACGCAGAGTGAACCTCGCCATGCTGCCTGCCTACTCCAACTCCCACCCGTGCCCCAAGTGCTCCGGCAAGCGCACCGCTCGCGCTTCCCAGCGCTCTCCCGGCAAACGATCCACCACTGAAGTCTGGCTCTGTCAGGAGTGCCAACACGCTTTCAACATCGCGCTCCCAGCGCTCACACTTCGGGAGGTGAAGAATGCCAAGTGATACCGAAAAGCCTACCAAGGACGTGCTTGGTTCCAGGCGCTACCAGGACTTGACGGCTTACGAGCGCGGCGAGGCACTGGCGCTGGCCGATGAGTTGATGCTGCGCATGGTCATCCCGCGTCGCATCGTGGCGGCGCTCCGGCAGCAGTACTCAATCAGCGGCGGGTGCGCCAAGCGCTTGCTCGACCAGGCGGGTGAGGCGGTCGACAAAGTGATCTCCACGGGGCTCGCTCGGCGGCGCGAGCAGCACATCAGGGCTCAGTGTCGCCTGTACGAGCGAGCCTGGACCGATGGCAAGCTGTCTATCTGCCTGGGGGTGCTCCGCGCCATTGCCGAAGTCGAGGGCTTCAACCGGCCAATCCAAATTGAAACGACCGCTACGGGCGTCGGCGCTGGCGAGGTGTCGGCCTGGGAACGCGATGCGGCTGGACGTCCACCTGGCGACATTCAGCACTACCTGGCACATGGATGCTGGCCTGAAGAATCCCCCAATCCGCCAAACGGCTCCGGCGCTCCCGACGCCACGGCTGCGAGGTTTGTGTTCCCACTGACGAGGCACTGAATATGGCAAACGATGAAAACGAGCGTCCACGGCTTGAGCGGGTAGCCGGAAAACTGGCTCAGCTGGAACGGATGGCTGAATACCGGGAGTCCAAGATTAAAGCCGGTGCCCTCACTGGCGACGGTCATTTTCTCAAGGCCGAAGCCAGTGCGCTCCGGGCTGCCTGCGATGCGCTGCGCTGGCACCAGGCTGAAGTCAACGGGCTCGACCAGCCGATTCTGGCGTTGCAGGAGGTTCTGGACGTGGTGCGCTCCGAGGTCGGGGAACGGGCGTCGGTAGCGATCATGGCCGTGCTACAACGTGCCGACCGCGTGCTCGCGGAGTGGGACGCCTGATGGAAGTCTCACGGCAACCATCCCTGGCTCAGATTCGTGCGCTGGCGGCGAAGCTGGAAGCCGAGGACCGCCGCATCCAGGCCGCCAAGGCCAAGGTCGCCGCTGGCGCTCCCAACATGGAGATTATCTGGGATCGGGTACGCACTCCGGCGACCCGGCTCATCGTTGCTGGCTTGCAGCAACACCGGGCGCAGGCCACACCGCACTCCCGGCGTGCCTGGTCGGCGCTGTGCAGGCGTGCGCTGCGCCACGGCTTGCTCCGCTCGGTTGAGGCATCGACGGCTCCTGACGGGGCTCAGGAATAGGCTGGCTGAAAGGCGGCGTCGGTCACTTGCGATCGATAGCCGAGTGACCTAGTGTCTCACTTGTCGGCGTTGTGTCGGCGGTAAGGAGTTTGCTGGTGGCTCATGTGAGGAAAGTGATCGAATCCGGCGGGGTGATGGCTGTCCTGCTGAATGCTGGGGTGGACCTGCGAGATGCGTTTGTCGTGTCTAAGGCGGTTAGCTCCGGCGAGGTGTCGATGGCATTCGTATGGGAGAGCGGGATCATCGCGCCCAAGGAAATGGTGGCGCTTCTGGCCTACGCTCGGGTGCCAAGGTCGCTGCAATGGCACGCGGCGTGGCACGCGATCTCCTGGGTAGGGAATCCCGGCGCACCTCCTGGCGAGGAAGCGGGCGCAGAGCGCTTTCAGCCCTGGCAGGGCTTGGCCGACGCGGTGCTGTCCTGGTCAAGCGATATGTGGTCCATGCGCGGCGCGGCTCCACCCGCGTCCATGCCGGTGCCCAACAACCGGGTGCTGCGCCACCAGGTCACGGCGCACGCGATGCGCGTCGGCCCGAGCGTCCGCGCATTTGACTTGTCGCTGGCGCGGTCGATGTTCGGCTTGCTCGAAACGTGCGGCGTCGGTGCGTGCGACTGCGGCGAGGCTCACCAGGCTGAGTTCGACGCCCTGATGGCGCGCTCTATCTACAGCATCGTGGAATCGATGACGCTCGGCGCTGGGCTGGATATCGCCAAGGCTCCGCAGGGCGACGAGGCTGAGCAGGCCGCGCAGAAGGCGCTCTACGGTAGCTGCGCACGCCAGGTCAGCAGGCTGATAGCCAGCGTGGTCGGCTGGGACGTGGTGCTGGACGGCGAAGTCTTAAGCGACGCTCCTGGGGGTGCAGCATGACCGCTCGGGTGCTTTGGGGCGTGGTCGAGCTTGTCGTGTGCGCGGCGTTTCTCCTGGTGCTGGCGCTCGCGGCTGGCGGCGGGGTTTCGCCATGACCGACCCGAAAAGCCGGGTGACCGATGTCGCCACCATTCAGGCGATGTCGAACCTCATCGCGGAGGCTGGCCGGTTTGGCGGTCGGCGGTTCCCGCTCCTGGGGGAACTGGCGGCTCAAGTCCACACGTTCTACGGCGAGGAAAAGCGGCTCCGGCTCATCCGGGAACTGCACGACCTGGCTCGGGCGCTGGAGTCGCGACGCTCCGAGGACGTGCAGGATGCTCGGCGCTCGGCGCTGAGCGGGAGGTTCCGGCCATGAAAGTCTCGCTCTATCCCTTGCTCGATTGCGGGCGCTGCGGAATCCCCACCGAGCATCGGTGCCTGGGTGGCTACCAGCGCTCCACCGGGGCGCTCACCTACGAGTGCATCGCTTGTCACTCCATTCGCCAAGGCCGGGGCACCGAGATTGAAATGCCAGCTGCGGTTCCCGGGGTCGGGGAAGAGGCGGTGCTCGCTCTGCTCAAGGATGTGGATGCGCGAGCCCTGGAGTCGGAGGTTGCTCGCTTGCTCCGGCGAGAGGCGACTCTCCTGGTCGAGATTGAGCGCCTACAGGTCCAGGTCGATGACGAAGGCGCTGAAGCCGAAGTGACCCGGCTGCATGAGGCGTTGCTGGGTCAGGAACGCGCGACCGACAACGTGCGTGCGTTGCTGATCGCGGCTCGGGCCGAGATTGAGAACCTACAACCACGCACCGACCGAGCCGACGCCCTATACGCCGAAGCGGTGAGAGCCTGGGGCGCTGACGCTCAGCTGGACATGGTCGTGGAAGAATGCGCGGAACTGATCGTGGCGATGCAGCACTTGCTGCGCGGGCGCTCTGCCAGCACTCGCTCGGTGATCGAGGAACTGGCCGACGTGACGATTATGGCGGCTCAGGCGCGGCTCATCGTCGGCGCGGAGATGGTAGACCGGGCAATCGCAGGAAAGCTGTTCAGGCTGCGCGAGCGGCTGGACGAGCACAGCGTCGAGCGGTGTCGGGTTCAATCAATCGTGAAAGGGGAGGGCTGAGTTATGGCGGCGAGGCGTGATCATCAGGGCGCGTGCAAGACGTGCCTAATCGTGTGGTCCTGGCGTGGCCTGATCGGGTTCCGCCTGGCATCGTGCCCAAGGTGTGGGCTGGCTCTGGTGCGGGCGTTCCCGGGCACGAAGGGCGAGCGCATCAATGCCATCCCGGCGTTCCGCGACATGGAGGTGTTCAGTGAGTGAGCAAGGCGAAAATCAGGATCGCGCTGACCACGAGGCGATGGTGCGGGACGTGGCGCGCACGCTGGAGTGCGACGAGGCGCTTCTGGCGTCGCTCAAGGCGGTGCTGAGCGCTTGCGTGGTTCAGGCGGGGCTGAAGAATCTACCACCCGCTGCGGTGGTCGCTTCGATGGCATCCCTCATGGGCGTCGGTGTGCGGCACTCGGCTACGCAGGAGGAATACATGATGCTGGTCGACATGATGTACTCTCTCAGGCTGGACCTGCACGACAAGGGGCTGGCCAAGCGGGTGCTCATCGTGAATGGCCAGGAAACAACCTCCAAGCCTGGAGACGCGAACTGATGGAAGGCAAGCACGTCAAGGTTCTGGTGCGCGGGAACGCGATCAAGCTCGGCAACCCAGACCGGGTGCATGCTTTTCTCGGGCTCGCGGTAGAACGGCTCGGGATGCGCGAACTGACCGAGGCGCGGGTGATCGACGTGCCTCTCCAGGTTCGGGCGCTCGGCGCGGTTCCGTTTGAGGACGAGGGCGGCGTCACCGCAGAGGGGTTCGGCGTCGCTCGGGCGGTGCGGGGCACAGTGCGCAGTCTGGCCGTCTCCTGGCTCGCAGGGCTGGCTCAGACGGCTCCGGCGCTGGTGGGCTCGGTGGTGCTGTCAACGAGTCATGTAGCGATCCACACCTGGCCGTTGCGGCGGCTCGCGGTGATTGACGTCTACTCATGCCGCGACTTCGATGAAGCCCTCCTGGGGGAACTGGCCGAGTCATGGTTTGAAGCCGACCGGGTGCTGGTGCGCGACCTGTCGTGGTCGCTTTCCTGGGACGAGGGAGAATGACCAAGCGCAAGACTGTTCTCGCGGGCGACGAGGCGGCGGTGTGGTGTCACCCGACCGAGTTGGCCCCGTGGCCAAAGAATCCGCGCCGCAACGACGGTGAGCCTGTCGAGGCTGTGATCGCCAGCATCAAGCGGTTCGGGTTCGGTTCCCCGATCACCGCTCGGCGCGCGAACAACGAGATCATCGGTGGGCATACGCGGTGGAAGGCTGCGACCGCTATGGGGCTCGACCGGGTGCCGGTGCGGTTCCTGGACCTGTCGGAAAAGGAGGCGCACTTGCTGGCGCTGGCCGACAACCGGCTCAACGAGAAGGCGGCGTGGGACGTTCCGATGCTGAAAGGCATCCTCGACACCGTGACAATCGGTGACGCGGCGCAGGTCGGGTTCAGCGCGGACGACGTGTCGGTGATGGCCGACCAGGTGATGGCCGAAGGCGGGCAGCTTGAACTGGTGCCTGACGGCCCTATCGTGGTGCAGCGGTGGCGAACGGCGCTCACGCGGCACACGCTCTCGATGCCTGCGAGGCTCCTGCTCCAGTATGCGCTGACCGGAAACGGGTTCATGGACTACGGCTGCGGTCGCGGTGACGACGTGCGGATTCTGCGCGCGGCTGGCGTCGACGCTCACGGGTGGGATCCGCACTTCGCTCCGCTCGCACCAAAGGTCGAAGCGGGCGCGGTGAATCTCGGGTTTGTGCTCAACGTAATCGAGGACGTGGAGGCGCGTTCAGAGGCGTTGCTGGGGGCGTGGGCGCTCACGACGGGCGTCCTGTCGATCTCAGTGATCTGCGGCTCTGGTGCGGCTCTGGTGCGACCGAAGCGCTACAGCGACGGGGTGCTGACGAATCGCGGCACGTTCCAGCGGTTCTACTCTGCCGACGAGTTGCGCGAGTATGTCGGCCTGGTGCTCGGCGTCGACCCGGTGCAGGTGACAACCGGCGTGGTCTACGCATTCCGCGACCCGGCGGCTGCGGAACTGTTCCTGGCCACTCGAAAAGTGCACGAGGCTCGGGTCGAGGCGCTGAAAGCGGACGGCAACCACCTGGTGGTGCAGGCGGTGCTGCCTGGCGACAAAGAGCGTGAGCGCGAGATGATCTGCGACATCGCAGAGGGGTGCGGTGGAACGTGGGAACTGAAGTAGAGCGGCTGGCTGGTCGGCGCGTCGTGGCAGCGATCAGCGGTGGCAAGGACTCGGCGGCAATGTCGCTGCACCTCACCGAGCTTGGCGTCGAGCACGATAGGGTGTTCATGGACACGGGCTGGGAACGTCCTGCGACGTATGAATATCTGCGCGGGCCGCTGACCGAGAAGCTGGGGCCGATCGTGGAGGTCGGCAGACCCGGCGGAATGGTGCAGCTGGTGCGCGACAAAAAAATGTTCGCGGGGCGGATCGCGAGGTTCTGCACCGAGGAACTGAAGTTGGCTCCCATGAAAGCGTACATCCAGGGCCACGAGCATGACGTCGTCAACGCTGTAGGCGTGCGCGCTGCGGAATCCCTGTCCCGCGCAAAACTGACACCGTGGGAGTGGTCGAGCGGGCTCGATTGCGAGGTTTGGCGTCCGGTGCTCCGGTGGACGTTTGACGACGTGGTCGCGATACACAGGCGGCACGCCCTGGAGCCGAATCCGCTGTATGCGCTCGGCGCTGAGCGTGTTGGGTGCTGGCCTTGCATATTTGCGCGCAAGGACGAGATCCGCTTGCTCGCGGAGATGGACCCGGCGCGCATCGCGGAGATCGCTGCGCTGGAAACGGAGTTGGACGCTGGCCAGGCAATTCGTGCGGCTGCCAAAGGCGTGCCGGTGAAGCGGCGACCGACGTTTTTTTCTCGGCCAGAGTTCGCTGACGGCGTAGGGCACACGCCGATCGCCAGGGCTGTCGAATGGTCGCGCACGGCGCACGGCGGAAATCAATTTGAGCTTTTCCACGATCCCAGCAACGCGGGCTGCATGCGCTGGGGAATGTGCGACACGGGCGACGACAAGGAAGATGCCGAGTAGCGTGGCCAGTCCCGCTCCTGGTCGCGTAGACCCGCTGGTGGCGGCTCGGGCGCTGCGCTCGGCGCAGGTTGTCGAGGCGCGGCGCTCGGTGGCAGCGTTCACCGAGTTGGCGATGACCGACGAGGCGACGGGTCGCCGCATGCGGAACGCGGAGTTTCACCGAGAGTGGCAAGCGCACCTCTCTGCTCACCGGCTTGCGGTGCTGGTCGCTCCGGTCGAGCACGGCAAGACCCAGCAGATCGTGTCGAAGGTCATCCACGCTCTGGGTGGCAATCCGGCGCTCCGCATAGGTCTGATCAGCAACACATCATCCCAAGCGGAAAAGGTGCTCAGGCAAGTTCGCTCCACGATCGACCGCAACGAAGCTGTGCGCGAGGTGTTCCCTGACCTGAAGCGCTCGACCCGGGAAGAGGATCCCTGGCATAGCTCCGCGATCACGGTCGAGCGCACCACGACCGCCAAGGATCCCAGCGTCCAAGCGCTCGGCGTGTTCGGGCAGATCGTCGGCTCCCGGCTGGACGTGATCGTGCTGGACGACGTGCTCGACTTCGAAAACACGCGCACCGAGGAACAGCGCGCGAAGTTGCTGGAGTGGTTTGACACGTCCGTTCTGACCCGGCTCACCGATGGCGGGTGCGTGTGGTGCATCGGCACGCCCTGGCACCAGGACGATCTGCTCAACGTCCTGTCGAGTCGGCCTGGGTTCGTTGCGCTCCGCTACTCAGCGGTCAAGAACCCGGACGCGAATCCATCGGGCTGGGTTCCGCTCTGGCCGCAGGTCTGGTCGGTGACTCGCCTTGTCGAGCGCGCGGCGAACACGCTGGAGTCGGTGTTCCAGCGCAAGTATTTGTGTCGGGTGCGGCTCGATGCGTCGGCGCGCTTCAAGCAGGCGTGGCTCGACCGCATGACTCAGCTGGGAAAGGGTCTGACGTTCTACGCCGAAGCGCCAAAGGCTCAGGGCGGCGTCCGGTCGTTGCCGTGCTTCACCGGCGTCGATCTCGGCATCGGGCTCGGTGACTCGGATGCGCTCACGGTGCTGTTCACGCTCGCGCTCCGCGACGACGCGCGTCGCCTGGTGGTGAACATCGAGGCGGGCCACTGGCAGGCTCCCGAGATCCTGGACCGCATCGTGTCGCACTACCGGCGGTATAGCTCGGTGATCTTTGTGGAGTCGAACGCGGCGCAGGCGTTCATCACCCAGCTTGCCAACGAGCAAGTCCCGGTCGCTGCGTTCCACACGGGCGCGAACAAGTGGGACGAGGAATGGGGCGTCGAGTCCCTGGCGGTCGAGATGCGCGGTATGCAGTGGGTTCTACCCTCCGGCGCAACCGGCGAGTCGCTACCTCCAGAGGCTCGGGCATGGCTGCGCGAGATGCTGTATTTCTCACCAGGCGCTCACACGGGCGATCGGCTCATGGCGTCCTGGCTCGCTCGTGAAGCGCTGCGCCGATTCTCTGCTTCGAAAAGAACGCGGATCGACACTCAGAGCCGGTAGCACTGAGGGCGTGGTCGGTGGTAGGCTCCGCGCATGCGCTTCGAACTGCGACGTTCAATTGGTGCTGGTGCTGCGGCTGATGCTGACCCAAGGGCAAACCCGGGCCTGGTCCCTGACGAGGCGATCTTGCGGATCCCGGCTGCGCTCCGCAACACCGACGCTCCCCCACGGCGGCTCCTGATCGGTGCCGAGGGAACGGCGGCCCAAGCCATCACGGTCGAGGTCTGGACTCAGGACGAGCCCGACGACCCTGGCGCGAGCATGCTCACGCTCCCGGCTCCCGGGCAGAGTGCGGCGCGGCGGTTCTACCAGGCCACCACCGCTCCAATCGCGTTTACCGTTGGCACGCTGCGCGAGTTCACGCTCAATCTCCCCGGGGCTGGGATCGTCTACATTCGCGTAACGACGGCTCCAGCTGCGGCGTCGGTGTTGCTTGTCGCGGTCGCCTGAGCGGAGGCTGACCGATGGCCGACGGTATTCTGGCAGCAGGGGAAACTCTCTACCCCGATCTTGACGGCATCGACCTGCAGGTCACTTGCGGCTGCGAGCGGTTCCGCCACCTGGACATGATGGAGTCGTATTTCCGCTGCACGCAATACGACGCTCGGCGCTACACCTGGGACGGCAACCGGCGCGGGTACGACGGCGAGTCAGACATCGCTCCTGGCTGGTACGTCCCACTGAAGCTGCGACGTCCGTCCGCTCGCTACGATCTCCCGAGGCTGATCGTCGGGCGTCTGACCGCGATGGTGTTCGGCGCTGAGCGGTTTCCGCAGCTGGTGGTAGAGGGCGACGAGGACGCCCAAGACTATGTGCGCGAACTGGCGCGCGAAGCTCGGCTGAACATCAAGTTGCAGGAGATGCGCGACAAGGGCGGCGCACAGGGCACCGGCGTCCTGTCGTTTGGGTTTGTCGATGGCAAGCCCCGGGTGAACGTCCACAACGCCAAGCACGTCACGGTGCTCCGCTGGGCCGATCGCTACCTGTTCCGACCGGCTGCGGTGCTGGAGTGCTACGCATACAAGCGGCTGGTCTACGATCGCGCAACCGGGCGCACGCGCGAGGTCGTGGTCTACTTCGCTCGCTACTGGGATGAGAAAGAGGAAGTCGTATGGGATCCGATCTCGGAGGAGTCCGCTCGGCGTCCTGGCTTCTGGCCGTCGCTCCCCAAGGCCAGGGCTGAGCACGGACTCGGGTTTTGCCCGGTCTACTGGACCCAAAACCTGCCTGATTCGGATGGCATGGACGGCGACTCCGACTTCCAAGGCCAGACCGATCGCGCTGACGAGATGAATGTCCTGCTTTCGGCCACCGGCAAAGGGACAATCGCCAACGTCGATCCGACCCTGGTGATCAAAGACGACCCGGTGATGAATGGCGGCACGGTGCGTAAGGGCTCCGACAACGCCATCTATTCGAAGGGCGGCGCTGAGTACCTGGAGCTACGCGGCGACTCGCTCAAGGCGGCGCTGGCGCTCCTGGCCGAGCACAAGGCGCAGGCGCTGGACACTGCCAGCGTGGTGCTCGGTGACCCGAGCATGGCGGGCAAGGCGGCGTCGGCGGCTGCGCTGCGCGTGCTCTACCTGCCGATGATCAACCAGGCCGACAAGCTGCGCGAGCAGTACGGTCAGACGGTGTGCATCCTGATGCGCGACATGCTGCGCGCTGCGAAGCAAGTCGGCGCTCGGGCTGGCGGCGAGATCGTCGTCACCTCCGACGGGCAACGGATGCAGCGCTTCCCGGCGGTCACGCTCGATCCCCGAGTCGAGGACGACGTCATGGTGGCGCGCACTCCGGGCACCCGCGATTCGGTCACGATAAACTGGCCACCCTACTTCCCGAATAGCTGGGCCGATACCAAGAGCGCGGTGGATGCTCTGGTCGCCGCATCGGGTTCCAAGTCGATCATCAGCCGTCGCACGGCGGTGGAAAACGTCGCTCCGCTGTTCGGCATTGCCGATGTCAACGAGGAACTGGAAGCGATGGACCAGGACAAGGCCACCGATGTCGCTTTCGCTCAGCAGGCGCTCGCGCTGGCGGGCGACGAGGGCGGCGGCGCGGGGAACGGTTCCGGCTTCACCGGAGAACGGCAGAACGACGGCGAGGATTAGCCGGTGGCAAGTCCTGACGACGCGCTGATGACGTCAATCGGGCGCGCTCAGCGCCTAATGGATGCAGGGGCCGACGGCGCTGGCTTGCTCAAGATGCTCCAGGGCGCTGACCTGGACCTGAAGAAGCGGCTCAGTACGGTCGCGATCTCGCATGGGCTCGCTTCCACGTTCTCGGGCGCTCAGGCGCAGGCGTACATGCTGCAGGCGGCGGTCGTCACCGAGTACGTCAAGGGGCGCGTGGCGGGGCTCACGCACGCTTCTGCGTCAATGGGATACCAGCAGTCGGCGGTGGCGGCTGGCGCGCTCCTGAACCAGCTGAACGTCGCGTTCACCGGCGTCACGATCCCGCTCCGGCTGCGAGAGGCGGGGCAGATCGGCGGCGTGGTCGCTGCGGGGTTCCAGCCCTTGCTGGCTCAGCACGCGACGTCCGTCGACCGCTACGGGCACGCCATGATCGGTGAGTTCCGCCAAATCATGATGCGGGGAATGGTCGCGGGAGCCACCAACGGGCAGCTTGTGGACGCCCTGGTGGGCCACGGCGGTCCCAAGGGGCCAGCGGTCAGCCTGGCGGCTCGGGTCGATCCTGCGACCGGCAAAGTGGTTCGACTGCGCGAGCAGGACATTCCCGAGGGACTGTTCGTGCGCAAGCGCTACTGGGCTCAGCGCATCGTGCGCACCGAGACCGCTCACGCGCAGAACGAGGGCGCGCTCCAGGCGATGCACGAGCAGGCCAAGGAGTTTCCCGACATGGGAAAGAAGATCCTGGCGGTTCTTGACAACCGGACGGCCCCCGACTCGCTCTATGTGCATGGTCAGGTTCGCGGGCTCAACGATCTGTTTCAGGACGGCGCGGGTCGGCAGTACCTCCGTCCACCTGGTCGCCCAAACGACCGAGAGACGATCGTGCCCTGGCGGCTGGCGTGGGCTGAAACTCCCTACTCGGCTCCGGTGCCACCCGAAGAAGTTGCGCAGGCTCAGATGGCGCATCAACCGGCTGGCCAGGCTCGGCGGCTAATGGTCGAGCAGCTGACCGAGCAGGCGGCGGCGGAACACGAGGTCGCGGCTCCGGCGTGGCATGGGCTCCAGCGGGTGCAAGCCCTGGTCCAGACGAAGCGCTCCGAGATCGCGGTCCAGGAACAGCAGGAGGCGACGGCGGCTCTGGCTGCGAAAGCGGAAGCGGCTGCCAAGGTCAAGGCGCTCAAGGACAAGCTGAAGGCGCAGATCGCGGCTGCCAAGGCGCAGGCGGCGGCTGATGCGCAGGCGGCTGCCACGGCGGCTGCGAAGCTCCAGGCGGAAGCCGAAGCGACTGCGGCGGTGAAGGCCGCTGAAGTCAAGGCCAAGATGGACGCCAAGGCGGCTGCGGCGCTGGCGGGCACTCCGGCTGGCAAGGAGGCGGCGCACGGTGTGCAGCTGGCGGCTGCGGTGGAGAACCTGAAGGCGCACCCGGCTGGCATTGAGAAGGCTCTTGCCTCGATGCTGAAAACGAATCCGAAGTGGTTCGCGCTCCTGTACGACAAGTACGTCAAGGGGTGGGGCGGGCTGTCTCCGAAGTTCATGGACAACGCCAGCACAGGCTCGGTGGCGTCGCTCGCGAAGAAGCTCGGCGCGGTGGTCCCGCCCAAGCAGAAGAAGGTCGCTCCGATGGCTCCTGGTGCCATCCCGACGCACACGAAGAAGGGCATCCCATTCATCAGCGAGATGCCGACTGCCGAGGACGTGCTGAAGAAGTACGACCTGAAGCTGGTCGGCAACTACCTCGATATCCACGACAAGACGACCGGCGGGAAGCTCGGCTACCTCATGGTCGAGGGCAGCGGCTACTCGGTTTCTCCACCGCTGACGACCGGGATGCAGACCAAGACGTTTATCGGTCGCTCGGCGTTGCCGGAGGCGATTCAGTACGGGCTCGCGGTGTCCAAGAAGATCCAGGCCGACAAGGCGGCTCCGGCTCCGGTCGCGAAGGCGGTTCCGGTTCCGGCTCGGGCGGCGGCTCCGGCGTCAAAGTACAAGGCGTGGAAGCGCAAAGCGATCACTGAAGATCCGGCTGACGAGTTGGAGAAGCGCTGGAACACGCGACGCGCTGGTGTTGGTGTCGCCGCTGATGGCGATCAGGTCGATGGTCAGTCGATCACCGTGCAGCAGGAAACGGACATGGACGGTCGGGTGATGCTGGTCGCTCGATTCAAGATCACGGAGCGGGCTCGCGCTGGCGCGCTGAAAAAGATTGCAGCCGCGACCAACCCTGTCGATGAGGGCGGCGTGTCGAAGTGGGTAGCCGGGAGCCGCTACGGCGGGGTGGCGTATGAGAAGCTGGACCCGGCGCTGTCGGAAATCCGTCGCGTGCCGGTTGCTCCGGGCGAGGAAGCGACTCTGGTTCCTGCGGTCGAGTCAATCAAGAGATTGCGGTCGAAGGATTCCAGCGTGATGCTATTGACCGGCGAGAGGTCAGAATCCGACGGGTCGCTCGGTGCTGTTCACAACGCGGTGGAGATTCGCGTTCCGATGCCGACGTCGGGAAAGAAGTTCGACGCCATCGCAGCTGCGGCGATGGAAACTCTCGGGGTCGACATCAGCAAGCTGCCTGACAAGCGTGCGCAGCAGGCGTCGCTGCAGGCGTCGCTGATTCGCAAATACGGGTTCGGGCCACGTCAGTCGGACCTGACAAACGTGCTCGACAGTCGTGGTGTCAGTACTCGGCAGATGCAGGATGAGATCGAGATAATCTACAAGCGAACGCTCGGTGGCCTACCGGACGATGAGCGGAAGATGATGGAGAGCACCGCAGCCGACGCCAAGCTGGTCGAGGTTGCTCCTGGTCACGTTGCGCTGTTCTCTCAGTCGCTGGCCGACAAGGCCGTTGCGAACGGTCGCATCGTCTACCACTCGTTTTCTAAGGGCACCGAGTTTGTCATGCAGCAGGTATTTGCTCGCAACGGTGGCGTGGCCAGCGGCTCATCGCTCCTGTCGTCGCGTGAACGCTACCAGCGGGGCGTGTTCATAGACGGCTGTTCGACCCCGAGAGATTTCGCCACGGGTGGCGCTGACTCGGTGTTTACGCGGCTGTCGAATGTCGCGAAGGTGGACGATCAACTGACTCAGAACTCCATGATAATCGATCCCAGTGAGCTTGGCAGGCTCGACCGCTATGCCTTCAACGAGGACAAATATGGACGTGTTCTGGCTGGCGAGCGGCGCATGGAATCGGAGGTTCTGAGCGCGACCGGGCGGGACGGATCTGACAACGAAACGATGTTCCGGCACTCGATCTCGATGCAGTCGGTGCGTCGGGTAAAGATAGCCAAGCGCGACGTGCGGGAAGGTGTTATTCTGTCGTTGCGTGAGCAGGGTGTAAGCGAGATGAACGGCATCCCGCTGGACGAGTTTTTCGGAAGCTGATCATGGAACCGAATTGGCCAGAGGCGGCATTGATTGAGCAGGGCGATGGCCTGGTGGCTCTTGCTCCGCGCATGGCGCGGGTGGACCACACGTTTGTGGTGTTCTGGTTTGAGGCGCAGCACGAGCGGGGCGTGGTGTGCCAAGAGTTGAACGACTCTCAGGCTCCGGCGCTCATCACGTTCACTGGCCAGAATGGTCGGCTATGGCGGTTCCGGCAGCTGACGGTCGATCTCTGGAATGAAAAGGTCGCGGCGCAGACCATCGGCAAGGTTCGCTTCAAGACCGAAGCGCAGATGATGGAGTCGCTGAACCGAGAGTGGTAGCGGGCCGTCCGTTACTAACGGTTTGGCGGTCCAGTCGGACCAGTAAGGCGGAAACATGGAACTGAGAACACCGTTCGTAACGCGGGCTGGCTCACTGATTCCGGTGGTCGGCAATCTCTGGGATTACCACGATGCGGGCTGGCGGGTGGTCGTCACCACAAACATCGGGTGGCACCCGGCCACGCTGGCGAACAACATGGGGGCGGGCTCGGTGGCGGCTGCGGCTCGTACTTGGCCTGACCTGCAGACCTGGTATGGGGCGCTCTGCAAGAAGCACGGCAACGCGCTCGGCGTGGTTCAGTATCGCTCGCGGCGGCTGATGTTCCTGCCTGTCAAACCGTTGCTGTCGGTTTCGGATCCCGAGCGCTCCTGGGATCAGGAAGCCAGCATGCCGCTGATCGATCGCGGACTCCACGATCTGAGCCGGATCGCTCTGAGCGAGGTCGGGCCGCGCATCGCTCTGGCGTTCCCTGGATGCGGCAACGGCGGGCTGAGCAGGCGAGCGGTGCTACCGCTGATGCAGCGCTGGCTCAGTCCCGCTGCGCGGGCTGGGGTGGTGCAGGTTGTAGAGTTTGATCTGAGTTCGTTCTGAGGTAGCTTTGCCTGCGTGGGGCGCGTGCCACCTACCCCCCGGAGTCGCGCGTCCTGCCGACCCGCCCCACCCGTTGCGTTATGAGCATCGGCGTGGGGCGGTTCACTTTCCGCGCTCGGCGTGGCATGCTCCGGCGCATGGACAAACCCAGCGATGTCGTGTTCAGGCCGTTCTCACTTCCCGGCGACGAGGCAAAGGTGCTCGCGGACTGGAAGCGGGAACACCCCGAAGAGGCTGCGGAGGTCGCTCGGTTTCCCGGCGACCAGACAGAGTCTGAGCGCGCGGCTCGGATGTACGAACACGCAATGGGCGAACGCGCCGAGTTGATGCAGCGCCAAGGGTGGCCGCAATCGGGCTGGTCGGACGACTCCAGCCAGCCGCAAAGCTCGGCGGGCGTGGCGCGCGACGCTGACCTGGCGGAACAGCGGCGGTCGCTGCGCGGCGGGCTGAGCGACGCTCCTGGCGATGCGCGGGCGACCGACGACAACCGAAAGCCGTTCAAGCTGTAGACGTGCGGCGCGCGTCGTGGCATAACGTCGGGCATGGCAAATTTCCCATTCCCCCGGTCGTCTGATTCGGCAAGTGGTCCCGATCTCGGCTCCGAGCAGGATCCCGAGTTCACTCAGGACGGCGCACCTGGTGGCCGGTCGCTTGGCGACGATCTGCCGAGCGTGGCGGTTCCCGGTGGCCAGCCGTTCATCCTGACGGGGTATTCCCCTCAGTCGGACCAGGACTCGCTCCCGGCTCCCGGCTCTACCGACGGCAACGGCAAGGCTCCCGAAGGCAACCGGCGCTGATCCTTTGGTTCGGTTTGCCTGGAGGTCGATGAATGGGCGCTCAGCAAGTTGAGTTGACGGGTCAGATCACGGTCGGCGGCTCGGCTTGCGCTGACTCCTGCGTCGGCGGCTCGCTCAAGCAGCAGTCGCTTTCGCTGCGTTGCTCTGGCCAGTGGTATCCGGCGGTGGTGTCCACCGATGTCCCGGTGCAGATTCAGACGGCTGGCGCGGTCGGCGCGGCCTGGGTCGAAGCTCCCACGACTGACGCGCTCGACAAGATCGAGCTTCTGATGCTGCGCGGCAACGCTCCGATGCGCGTGCGCGTCGGCGCTGCGGTGGCTCGGTTGCTGAGCACGGCGGTCGTGTTCCCTGTCACGTTCGTTGCTGAGACCCTGATCTTCATGGTGGACGGCGGCGCGGCAATCACATGCACGTTCACCGCTGGGGTCAAGACGGCGCAGCAAATCGTCAACGCGCTCAATGCTGCGGCTGCGCTAGCTGGCGGGCTCGCGGTGCTGCCGTGGAGCGTCGACACGAGTGGTCAGATCGCCCTCTCGGGCGTGGCAACCGGCGTGCAGGGCGCGGTCGCGGTGACCGGCGGAACAGCCCAAGCGATGCTCGGGTTCGCTGTCACGAGCACCGCTGTCGGCGCTGGAGCCGATACCGACTTCGTCGGGCTCTACCTGGTCGAGTATGGTCGTGGCTCAATCCTGGCTCCGTCCCGGGTCCAGGTGAGCGGCATCGGCCAGCTGGAAGTGTTCGCGGCAGGCACTACCGCCTGACCGCACGGCGCGGGTGTTCCGCGCTTTATCTGACAAAGGAAACAACGCGATGTCTCGATCACTCCGCACCGTTCTCAACGAGTCCAATCCCAACAAGATATCGGACGCCATGAAGGCGGTGCGCGTCGGTGACGCGCTCGCGGTCCTGCCGCGTCGCATCGCGGCTGCGGTCGTGGCGCACGTCCTGGTGCTGCCGGAGGACGCCAAGGCGGCGGTCATTCTGCAATGCCTGGTCACGGCGGGCGGCGTCACGGGCCGCTTCACGGCGGTGTCGG